GAGGCAGAAGGACTTGATGGAATCAAGGACAGCCACAGAAGAGCAGTTACCGCTCAACTTCTAGAAAACCAAGAGCGTTTTCTACGCGAAGAGCGTGCTTTCCTAACTGAAGCACCTCCAACAATCAACACAGATCCTTCCTCAACTGGCAACCCAGGTTTCTCGGGTTCGGCTGCTGCTCCAGTTGCAGGTTTCGATCCAGTTCTAATCAGCCTAATTCGCCGTGCGATGCCTAACTTGGTCGCTTATGACCTAGCAGGTGTTCAGCCAATGAACGGTCCAACAGGTCTTATCTTTGCGATGAGAACCCGTTATGACAATCAGAATGGTACTGAAGCATTCTTCAACGAACCAGATTCTGCATTCTCGGCTCAGAACAGTGCTGCTTCGCTAACCCAAGGCGACTACACTGGTGGTGCTGATGACGGTACTAGCGTTGGTTTTGGTACAACTGCACAATCAGGAACCAATCCATCGATCCTAAATGGTGGTGTATCTAACACCTATAACCTAGGTCAAGGTTTCAGCACCCAAGCACTAGAAGCACTTGGTGATAACACCACTTCTAACGACTTCCGTGAGATGGCTTTCTCGATCGAGAAAGTTAGCGTTACCGCGAAGTCAAGAGCACTCAAAGCTGAGTATTCGCTAGAACTAGCACAAGACCTCAAGGCAATTCATGGTCTTGATGCTGAAGCTGAACTAGCAAACATTCTATCGACTGAAATTCTTGCTGAAATCAACCGCGAGATCATCCGTACCATCTATAAGGTTGCAGAACCAGGTGCTCAAACCAACGTTGCAACCGCTGGTGTATTCGATCTAGACGTTGACAGCAACGGTCGTTGGATGGTTGAGAAGTTCAAGGGTCTAATGTTCCAGCTAGAGCGTGATGCTAACGCTATTGCTCAGAGAACTCGTAGAGGAAAGGGCAATATCATCCTTTGCTCTGCTGACGTTGCTTCTGCACTTGCTTCGGCTGGTCAACTAGATTACACCCCAGCACTATCTGCAAACCTAACTGTTGATGACACTGGCAATACTTTTGCTGGTACTCTAAACGGTCGCTTCAAGGTATACATCGATCCATTCGCTGCAAACCTAAGCGCAGATCAGTACTACGTCATGGGTTATAAGGGTTCAACTCCTTATGATGCAGGTTTATTCTACTGCCCATACGTTCCACTTCAGATGGTTCGTGCAGTTGGTCAGGATACTTTCCAACCAAAGATCGGCTTCAAGACACGCTACGGCATGATTGCAAATCCATTCGCGGAAGGCACTGGCGTAGGCGCAGGTCGTATTGTCGAGAACACCAACCGTTACTACAGACGTGTAAAGGTTACCAATCTAATGTGATCCAAGATCACAACCATCAGGACCTCCACACATGTGGGGGTCTTTTTTATTGAGCATTTATACATAATAAAGCCTAGTTTGGCATAGTATGAATGCACTTATAAAGGCAGTAATTTTTTTTGCAATAATAGGATACTTTATATACTGGGGATTGAGAAACGCATATGCCTAAAAATCAACTTACGCGAGATCAAATAAAAATTGATGTTCTTATGATCAAGAATAAATTATATGATGAACAAATAAATTATTCTACTGACATCAAAAGTTTAGCACACAAGTATTTGAATATGGTTTTGGATAGGATCGAAGAATATCGCTACTAAATAATCCTAGCTTGGGAAGCTGATTTGTACAATAATCCTTGTACCCTGCAACAAGTTTCAAATAAAAACTTTTTGTCGTTGGGTGGGTTCAAACTTATTATCAATAGGTGTCCAAAAGTAGATTTTCTTTGCAATAAAGCAAATCTGCCAGGGATGACATTGGGCAGTGCAACGCAATCAACATACCTAAAAGATATTCCTGTTCCAGGAGATAAACTTAGATATGAAGATTTGACAGTCAACTTTATGGTTGATGAAGAATTAGAAAATTATATTCAAATCTATCAGTGGATGACATCATTAGGTTATCCACAGTCAGTTGCACAATACTCTGAATTACAAACAAAAAATAGATTTTATCCGAATACGGATGGCAATGATCCGTATAGTGAAAGGTCTGATGCTACATTATTGATTTTGAGCAGCAATTATCAAACTGCTGGAAAGGTAATTTTCAAAGATATATTTCCAACATTTCTTTCGGGAATTCCTTTTGATGCAACGTTGCAGGAGCAGCAATACTACACAGCAACTTGCACATTCCGTTATACTATTTTTGATTTGATCGATATTGATGGAAAAGAAGTCTAGTATTTCCCTGGAAGTCATCCAGGAAATGTGGCAAAAAGATAGTGAGGTAAATCAAGACGAACTTGATACTGAAAGTCTGAAGATACCTCAATTACACGCCAAATATTACCAACTATATAATACTATACTGTTGCTTCGCAAACAAGCAGAGCAGCAGCATAGTAGTATTCTTTTAGAACGTAGAAAATTTTACATGGGGAAAGCGGAGACGCAAGTTTATATTGACGAACCCTTCCCGTACAAAGTCAGAGATAAAGAAGATCTAAGACTTTATCTTGAAGCAGATGAAAAACTCAGCAAGATAAGACTAAAGATTGACTACTACGACACAATGCTCAAATATCTCGAAGAGATCCTGAAGCAAATTTCTAACAGAACCTACCAAATCAAAAATGCAATTGAATGGCGAAGGTTCACTGCTGGATATGGTTGATCTAATTATAAGTAAGAAGAATGAAGTTTGGTTGAAGATTGAATGCGATCCTCATATCAAGTATGAGTTGCAGGATCAATTTACATTTGATATTCCCAATGCTAAATTTATGCCTCAATATCGTAACAAATACTGGGATGGAAAAATTCGATTATTCAATATTGAGAAATCTGAAATTTACGCAGGTTTAGTTGACAAGTTACAAGTATTTTGTGAACGATACAATTATACCTTTGAGTTTGAAGATAACAAGTTTTATGGTCTTCCATATGAAGAAAATGAAATGGTATCCGAGGAGGGCGTCAAAGACTACGTTACAAGTGTCTCCAAGCATCCTCCACGCGATTATCAACTAGAGGGCATCTATGATGCTCTAAGACGTAACAGACGCCTTCTAATCAGTCCTACAGGGTCTGGTAAGTCGTTGATGATCTATGCTGTTTGTAGATATCATGCAGAAGCAGGAAGAAAAATTCTTATTGTTGTCCCTACAACATCACTTGTAGAACAAATGTATAAAGATTTTGAAGATTATGGATGGGACGCTGAAGGAAACTGTCACAGAATTTACTCAGGTAAAGAAAGAATAACTGATAAAAGTGTTGTCATTACAACTTGGCAGTCCATTTATAAGTTAGATCGAAAATGGTTTGCACCATATCAAGTTGTAATTGGAGACGAAGCACATCAATTCAAGTCAAAGTCATTGATTAGTATTATGACAAAACTTGGAGATGCAAAGTATCGCTATGGATTTACAGGAACACTGGATGGAACTCAAACTCATAAGTGGGTGCTTGAAGGATTGTTTGGTCCATCATATAAAATTATCAATACAAAAGAGTTGCAAGATGCTGGATACTTAGCTAAACTAGGTATCAAAGTTCTTCTTCTAAAGCATGATCCACAAAAGTTTGAAACTTATGAGGATGAAGTTCAATATCTAATTGGGCATGAAAAGAGAAACAAATTCATTAAAAATCTTGCCCATGATCTAAAAGGAAATACTTTGATTTTGTTTAGTCGGGTCTTCGCACATGGACAGGTTCTTTATGACCTCATAAATACTAGTGAGCGAAAGATATTTTTTGTCCACGGTGGTGTAGATGTTGAAGAAAGAGAAGAAGTGAGAAGGATCACTGAACAAGAAAACGATGCGATTATCATTGCTTCTTTTGGAACATTCTCAACTGGCATCAACATCAAAAATTTACACAACGTTATTTTTTCGTCACCAAGTAAGTCTCGAATTAGGACACTCCAATCGATTGGTAGAGTACTAAGAAAAAGCGAAAATAAAATCAAAGCAACATTATACGACATAGCAGACGATTGTAAAAAAGGATCAAGGGCAAACTACACACTAAATCATCTCATCGAGCGTATTAAA